GATATCTCGGAAATCGTAAACTACTTGTACTCTGAATCAAAAAGATCTGTGATCTTTAAATTCATCCCCTTTGCGATCTGCTCCATCTGCTGCATCGTTGGGGAATACTTTTCATTTTCAAGATCGTTCAGAGTGCTTTTGCCTAGATCTGTCAGCTTTGACAGCTCTATGAGCGTAAGATTTTTTTGTTTTCGCTTTTCCCATAATAATATCTTCATGGGAATATATTATATTGATTTTTAACTATTTTATACACAAAAAGGAGGAAGGTCATGAATTACACTTATAACCAAAATGAAAATTTTTCAAAATGTAAGCGTTGTGGGCATGAGACCACGCTAAAACATGGAAATGATGGAAAAGAATATGTTTATTGTGAACATTGTCATACGAAAGATGAAAAAGAAGGCTATCGCAAAATACAATTTATTGGATTTGAAAAATCACATCATAGATATATGTTTGGAGATATATTCTTATCAACTCCTGTAATCTGCCTTTGTTTTGCTTTTTCTGTTTTTGTTGTTCCTGCTATATTGGGTATCATTCTTTTAATCAAACAATACGAGCAGGCTTCTTTTTTAAAAAGCAAGTACGGAGATGCCCATAGCATGGATTCTGAAATCGAATTTAGGAATGCACAGTTAAACTATCAGGATGAGCTTCTTTCCACCCTTGAAGATCAGCTTGCTGCTGCCCAAAAAGATCTTACGGATCTTCGAAATGATACTGTATCAGAAACAACCTTACAGATTGCTAACAGTCTTGATTATTCTGGATATGATTCTTTGACATCCGAAGAGTGCAGAAATACACTTTCACTTCTGCTCCAAGATGAGAAAGACCTTGTTAAAAACAATAATGCTGTAGAGATTTTTTCAGACTTTCCTAAAAATCAGATTAACAATAACGTAAAGCAGATTCTTAGATGCTTCAATGCTGAATGTGATAACATTACCCTAAGTGTCACCATCAAGAATATTGATTCTTTGAGAAATAAGATCATAAAATGCTTTGACAGTCTTAACCATATCTTTGAAACTGATGGCTTCAGTCTAACAAAAGAAATGCTTGAATATAAGCTGAAAGAGCTTACTTTGATGTATAACTACGAAAAGAAGAAAGCAGAAGAAAAAGAAATTCAAAAAGCAATTAAAGAACAGATGTTAGAAGAAGAGAAGGTCCGCCGAGAGCTAGAAAGCAAAAAGAAAGCTATTGAAAAAGATCAGAAACATTTCAGTAATGAAGTAGCAAAGATGATAAAATATATTCAGAAAACCGATAGTGAGGTTGAAAAACAGCTTTATGCTGACAAGCTGAAAGAGCTTGAGGAAAAGATCAAATCATTAGAAGCAGAAAAAGCTGACGTGATCCATCGTGAGGAAAATGCAAAAGCCGGATTTGTTTACATCATCTCAAATATCGGTTCTTTCGGTGAAGATGTGTACAAGATTGGTATGACACGACGCCTTGAACCTTTGGATCGTATCAAAGAGCTAAGCAGCGCATCCGTTCCTTTTGAATTTGACGTGCATGCAATGATTTTTAGTGATGATGCTCCTGCTTTAGAAACTGCACTACATCATCATTTTGACAATAAGCGTGTTAATAAGATCAACCCACGCAAAGAGTTCTTCCGTGTATCTCTTGATGATATTGAATCATATGTATCGGATAACTATGATTCAAGCGTAGAATTTACTACCGTTCCAGTAGCAAAAGAATATAGAGATACTTTAGCTATGGCATAATTATTTATTATTCACAACAAAAAAGCCGCCTGATGCTGCAACATCAAACGGCTTGCCCGAAAGGCTTATGTAAGTTATTACGCAACAAGTATACCATAAGTCTACCTTTTTGTGTAGGCTTTATTTTATGTTTCACGAAAGGATGTGATACTATGGTTATTGCTATCTATGCCAGAAAGTCCGTCTACCGGGACACCTCTGACAGTATCTCGAATCAGGTCGATATGTGCCGGGACTTTATCGAACGCTCCTATGGGACCGGTCACACCATTCTGATCTACGATCAGGATGAAGGGATCTCCGGTGCAACGACGAAACGCCCCTGCTTTCAAAAGCTGATGAATGATATCAAAGCAGATATGATTGATATGGTTGTCTGCTATATGATCGATCGTATCAGCAGAAATATAAAAGATTTCTGCAATATCTATTTTACCTTCCAAGAGCATGACTGTCGCTTTGTATCTGTCAAAGAAAACATTGACGATACTACTCCTATGGGGCGTGCTATGCTTTATATCTGTCAGGTCTTTGCAAATCTCGAACGTGATAATATCCGTGAACGTATCATCGATAATATGACTCATATCGAACAACTCGGCTACTGGTCGAGCGGTCTGCCACCATTAGGCTACAAGATTGAAAAGATCGTTCAAAATGGCAAGAAGCACTCTAT